GGTGCCATTCGGCCAGGGGTACAAGGACATGTCCCCTGCCACAAAGGAGCTCATGAAGCTTACGCTGGAGCAGAAGATCGCGCACGGAGGAAACAAAGTGCTGCGCTGGATGATGGACAATGTTTATGTAAGGACCGACCCTGCCGGGAACATCAAGATGGATAAGGAGAAATCAACGGAAAAAATCGACGGAGCAGTGGCAACAGTCATGGCTCTCGACCGCGCGATACGTCACCAGGACAGCGAAAGTATATATGACCAAAGAGGCATAGTCGTGATATAATATATAAGCAAAAGTAATGCACAATTGAAACGATTAATCATTTGTGATAAAATAAATGAATTAAACATTAAGGAGGGTCGAAAGTATGATAAGTTTTGCTCTCAATGCACCATTAAATCTAGGGCAGTTCACTGATGGTCAAACAGAACGAATTCAAAGATGCATGTTAGATGCCAAATATAATACTGTTGCATCTAATCCTGTAGTTAAGATTTATGATAATGGAAATGGTGGACAAGTAATAATAACACCTCAGCAGTATTCGTTTAAATTGTTGGGGAAATTAGAATATAGTCTTATTGAGTCAGGCCTAGATATTAGCAACAATTTACTTGAGATACTATTTCCGTCTGCAGAAATTGAAGCATGTAGTTTCACCTTTACAGATATTTTAGAACCAGATACTGATAATCTTGCCGAACAGTTACTTAAACTTTCTTCATTTGATTATTCAAAGGAAGCTTTGAAAGATATTACTACTATTGGCTATAGATTTTTGATAAAAAAGGAGAACTTGTTCGACGAAATAAAATTCGAGCCTTATCTAAAAGACATAAACAAATTGTTCGTAGAAGGTGTCTTCAACAATGAACATATTCAGATATCAAATATACAGGATTGTTCAAAGAAGGCATTCAATAGCATAGTAATGAAAATTAATACTTTAACTGAATTATAGGTTTGCAGTAAAGAGTGTTTACTATGAACAAAAAAAAAGCCAAGTTGAATCTAATAAAAAAGGAAACATATAAGAAACAATCGGTAACTATTTGCAATTCATCAGCCATTATCGATAGTTTTGAGGTACCTCTAAAATCGAGCCCTGACGATATAAATAGAATATATCGTCAGATCAGGAAAGGGGTATAATATTGTCGGGTTTTAAGGAAATTGATTACGATAATATCGATTATATATACATTGATACGTGCGTATTACTTCAATATTACAAATATAATCGAAGTAGTGAGCTGACAAATAAATGCACTGACTTGTTTATAGACTCATATAATGCAGATGTTCCGTTAGTAATTTCGGAGCAGGTATTGCATGAAATCAAAAAAGTCATCATTGCAGATTCTTTTGCATCCAGAGGTTATAATAACGAGCATGATATTAAAGACTTGCAGGAGAAATCATATTCTACTTATGTTAATATGATGAATGAGGCATTGAACTCATATAAAACATATAGATACAAAATCGAACACAATGAAATGATACTTAATGATGTTCTTGTTCCTTCAAGCGAAGCGTACCGTATTAGTGATGATATTATGTTTCAATACAATATCCACGGTGCGGATGATGCATTACATTTGGGTATAGCGTTAGATTATGGAATACCAGCTTTTGCGAGCGTAGATAAAGATTTTGCAGGGTTGTCAATTCCAAATCTTGAAATATATTTTGAACGCAATAATAATAAATAATCACAGGTATAATTCATATTCATTAAGCATCTCTTCGGAGGTGCTTTTTTCATACAGCGAAAGGAGGAGCACATGTCACTAATGGACAAATTAAGGAAACCGAGAGACAAGCCGGTAACTAATTATCTCTCGCAGCCGTATTCGTTCTTCTTCGGAGCGAGCACGGCCGGGAAGCAGGTAAACGAACGGACGGCAATGCAGACAACTGCGGTATATTCGTGCGTAAGGATACTGTCGGAGGCGATAGCATCGCTGCCATTAAACGTCTACAGGTACACGGATGGCGGCAAGGAAACAGACCACCTGCATCCCCTGTTCTACGTTCTTCATAATGAACCGAATAAGGAAATGACGTCGTTCATATTCAGGGAGGCTCTTATGAGCCACCTTCTAATATGGGGAAATGCCTACGCGCAGATCATACGTGATAACGCGGGAAGAGTCGTTGCCCTGTATCCGCTCCTCCCGGACAGGATGGAAGTAGACCGGGGCTCTGACGGAAAGATAGTTTATAGGTACACGAGATACGACGGGAACGATCCGTACATGAAAAATGACGGAGTCATAGTCCTTTCAGGTGAAGACGTGCTGCATATACCGGGGCTCGGGTTCGACGGCCTCATAGGCTATTCTCCTATCGCGATGGCGAGGAACGCTGTCGGCATGACGCTTGCGTGCGAAGAATACGGCGCGAGCTTTTTTGCTAACGGCGCAAATCCGGGAGGAGTCCTGGAGCACCCGGGGATACTTAAAGACCCCGGTAAGGTGCGTGAATCCTGGAACTCGGTCTATCAGGGAAGCGGCAACGCGCATAAGGTGGCGGTCCTAGANGAAGGAATGAAGTTCCAGCAGATAGGTATACCTCCCGAAGAAGCGCAGTTTCTTGAGACAAGGAAATTCCAGATAGACGAGATCGCGAGGCTTTACAGGATCCCGCCGCATATGGTGGGAGATCTCGAGAAGTCGTCGTTCTCGAATATAGAGCAGCAGAGCCTAGAGTTCGTAAAGTACACCCTCGACCCGTGGGTCATAAGGTGGGAACAGGCACTGCAGAAGACGCTTCTAACGGAAAATGAAAAGAAGCAGTACTTCATCAAGTTCAATGTGGACGGACTGATGCGCGGCGACTATCAGAGCAGGATGAACGGGTACGCCGTAGCAAGGCAGAACGGATGGATGTCTGCAAACGACATAAGAGAGATGGAGGACATGAATCCTATATCCGAAGAGGAAGGAGGAGATCTTTATCTTGTCAACGGCAGCATGACAAAGCTAAAGGATGCAGGCGCATTCGCGGGAGCTGCCAGGAGCGCGCCTGACGGTACAAAAATGAGGAGGAAAGAATGAAACGAAAATTCTGGAACTGGATAAAGGACGAGGACTCCGGCGGAAGGGTCCTTTTTTTAAACGGAGAAATCTCTGACGAGACATGGTACGGAGATGAAGTAACGCCTGCAGCATTTAGGTCGGAGCTTGAAGAAGGAGAAGACGATATCACAGTATGGATAAACTCTCCGGGAGGTGACGTGTTTGCGGCCGCCCAGATCTACAACATGCTGATGGACTATCCGCATGACGTTACGGTAAAGATAGACAGCATTGCAGCATCGGCAGCATCGGTCATCGCAATGGCAGGGACGACCGTACTTATGAGCCCTGTTGCCATGATGATGATCCATAACCCTGCCACCATAGCGATCGGAGATTCTGCAGAAATGCAGAAAGCAATAGCCATGCTGGATGAAGTAAAAGAATCCATCATGAACGCTTACGAGATAAAGACCGGAATTAGCAGAGCCAAGATATCACATCTCATGGACGCAGAGACTTGGCTCAATGCATCAAAGGCAAAAGAGATGGGCTTCGCTGACGACATACTGTTTGATGCTGATCAGAGCGTGGAGCCTCCGGAAGCAATGATGTTTTCGAGAGCAGCTGTAACAAACTCCATGCTGTCAAAGTTAATACCAAAGAAAGAAGAGCCGGAAGGTGCTGCAGAAGACGCAGTGCCTTTTGAAATGCTTGAGAAAAGGCTGAATATTATCAGCCATTAAGGAGGAACAAATGAACCAGATATTAGAACTCAGGGAAAAGAGAGCCAAGGCCTGGGAGGCTGCTAAGGCTTTCCTTGAAACAAAAAGGTCTCCTGAAGGAACGGTATCCGCGGAAGACGCGGAAACATATGACAAGATGGAGGCCGACGTTGTCGCACTCGGAAAAGAAATTGACAGGCTCGAAAAGCAGGCTGCAATCGACGCCGAGATGGCAAAGCCTACTTCAAAGCCTATAACCAACATTCCGGGAGGTGCGGAGCCTAAGAAGGAAAAGAAAGGGACAGCC